ATGAGCAACATTACCATCTATCACAACCCGGCCTGTGGCACCTCTCGCAACACGCTGGAGATGATCCGTAACAGCGGCAACGAACCGACGATAATTTATTATCTCGATACGCCCCCGACCCGTGATGAGCTTATTAAACTTATTGCAGATATGGGAATTACTGTACGCACATTGCTGCGTAAGAATGTTGAACCTTATGAACGCCTGGGTCTGGATGAAGAGAAATTTAGTGATGAGCAGTTGATTGATTTCATGCTTCAAGATCCGATCTTGATTAATCGGCCGATAGTCGTTACACCGCTTGGCACTCGTCTTTGCCGCCCTTCAGAAATAGTGCTGGATATTCTACCGGAAGGTCAGAAAGGAGCGTTTACCAAAGAGGATGGCGAGAAGGTCATTGACGAATCGGGGAAGCGGGTTAAGTAATCTGTTCACTTTAAATTATCGGATGTCTGTTTACGCTATGCAGGCGTCCGCTTTTCGCTCATAGCAGACCATTTTTCGAGTAAAATATGCCGCAAACAAAGCGGCATTAAATGGATTATCATGCCGCTTGATCGCTTACGCATAACTCTGGCAGGTTTGCTTTAACCAAGGCCTCAGCAAACGGAGGCGGTACGGCGTTCCCGCATCGGGCCACCTGCTTATCCTTAGCATATTTCACACCACGGTAGTCACGGTCGATGATGTACCACTCAGGGAATCCCTGCGCCCGATATAGCTCAAGCGGTTGGAGCATGCGCATTCCGATATCGACTATCTTATAAATTACTCCATCGATTGTTACCAGACCTGTACTATCGGATCCGCAATACTCCTGCAGGAACTCGAGCGCCATCTGTGCGCGTGCCTCGTCGTAGCCTTTCATCGCGAGTGTCGTTTTGACTTCACCAACATGAAGGCCCCCAGCGGTTAAACCCGGCGCCGGCGCATCAACTACTCGTCCGTCCCGGCAGGTCCCGCGAAGCATCACCAGATGTGATGTAATCGCAGCGTGATGGTCAACAGTCGTTACAGAGTGCATTGGCTCATCCATACCGAGGCCAGCCCCCTTGTAATTACCGCCATAGTGCTTCGCCAGAAACGCGCTGACGGTTGCGAATTTATTCCCTCCAGCGGTGACAGTGCCCAGCGGGTTATTCAGTTGCAATACTCGAGGCTCCTGCCCCGCTCGTTCGCCATACCCCATCTGAATCAGCGTCGGCGTGACCAGTTGCGATTTACCACCACCGCCTGCTGTGATGGTGGCGCTCGGCTCGTCTGCACGGTGTCCGACGCTGGAACCGAACTGGCGGACAATATACGGCGTCAGCGCAGCTTCAACCAGACCCAGAGCATGCCCATTACCACCAGGGCGTTTCGACGTTCCGGCGGTGACAGTTGGTACCGGTTCGGTTACTAACTGCCCGGTGGCCCCAGTGCGGAACTTCGTCAGATGCGGCACGGCGATCGCGTAACCGTGGGTTTTGGTAATGGTCTGGAGCGGCTCAGCCAGTGATTGCCCACGGAAGCAGTCGTATTTTCCCTTTGTGGTGGTGTGGTTGCATTTCACGATAAACGGCGTCGGATTATCCAGGACAAAGCGCTGAATGCCTCTCGCGATGCGTTTCAACGTATTTTCCGCCAGCGGCTTTTTGCGGTCGAAGATTGATGGCGCTGCAATGTTCCAGTCAATACATTCCGCCGCGGTGCGCCACGGCGCCAGCCTGCCAGCCTGAACCGCTGGTGACTTCGGGTCGCCGTGGGTCGGCTCCGGCCAGGTCACCGACACGCCGTCGCAGCGCATCACCATGAAGAACCGCTTCCGGATGGTCGGCGCGCCAAAGTCGCATGCTCGCAGTTCCCGGTGATCGACGGCATAACCCAAGCCGACTGTCAGTTGCCGCGCCAGATCACCGTCAGTGGCAATACCCAGAAACTCGCAACACTCCGCCAGCGCCGGATGCCCAACGGGGATACCACCAGTCAGCATGCCGCAGAACGCCTCGAAGGTTTCACCAGCACGCTCCGGGTCCGGTCGCTGCCCGCCATCAGTCGATACGATAAGCGGCCCCCATGTTTTGAACTCCTCCACGTTCTCCAGCATCATCACGCGAGGTCGCACCGCCAGCGCCCAGCGGATGACAATCCATGCAAGACCACGAATTTCTTTCTCCACTGGCTTAGAGCCTTTGGCCTTCGAGAAGTGGCGACAATCCGGGGAGAACCATACCAGACCCACCGGGCGCCCTGCGGTCGCAGCTACGGGATCGACATCAAAGACAGATTCGCAATAGTGCAGCGTATTCGGATGATTAGTGGTGTGCATTGCCACTGCATTCTCGTCGTGGTTGATAGCAATATCTACGCTACGACCTATAGCCAGTTCAATACCCGTACTTGCCCCACCACCACCAGCAAAATTATCAACGATGATTTCTCTCACGCATATTCTCCCATAGCACTGGCCAGTGAACGACCTGCAATGATGATTGACGGTACCGACATCTTTTCCAGCCACATACGGTTAATGTGATGCTGCAGGCGGCGCTGGTGATGCACTGGGAGATCCCCAGCATTTTCAATCTGCGATACACGATCTGCTGGTACTACGCCTTGATATCGATTTCGCCAATGGCTAACTGTCATGGCGCTGACGGTTAGCAATTCGGCTAATCGGGTGGCGGTTCCTGCTTTGTTAATGGCTTTATCAATAGCTTTCATAATTAGCTCCAGTGGAAACGACTTGATTAAACAAAATGTTTATCTTCATGTCAACATTTTGAATATTGAGCTTATAAACTTTTGGTTTAGAATTTGGCCATGAAAGAAAAAACTCATCAGATTAACCACCCACAAGTTCAGAGGCTCAATGAGGTTCTAGAGCTTAAGAATTTGACCAAGTCAGATATGGCTCGCATTTGTGGCGTTAGTGCTCAGTCAGTCAATAACTGGTTCGTTCGTGGGACAATTGGAAAAAGCTCAGCTATCAAGCTAGCGGATGCACTTGGGGTTAGCCTTGAGTGGCTTCTTGGTCAAGATGTTGGAGAGAAAGACGGTCTTAAACCGGACGAACAGCGCCTACTGGAGCTTTATCGGCAGTTGCCGACAGAAGAGCAACAAAACATGCTGCGCATCTTTGCGCTTCGCCTGAAAGAGTTGGACGAACTTTATGAGAAGTACATGAAAGGTCGGCTTCGTCCTCAGGATCAGTAACGTATTCTATTCAGCGGGTAATGGGCATCAGCATTTTTATAGCATTGGAATGCATAGCGAATTATTGTACAGGATTAACAAATGGATCATATTCGAGACAATACCATTACCCTCCGATTTGACGGCAAAGATGCTGAAAATCACGAAGTTGAATTGAACATTCTAGGTGAATCTTTTCAGGGTTTTGCGAAGATATTATCTACAGCCGGTAATTTTGCAGTAACTCAAAAATATTACAAAAGAACCGATCTTCAAGAGGTTAAGGTGTATGCCAGAGACCCCCGTTGTAATTGTTTTTCGATAGATGCTGTTACAAGTTTCGTATCACAACAACAATTGTTCTCTGGGTTGGCGGCCGCTATACTTCCTTTGCTAATTCAGTACATTTTTTCTCGTAATGCACAGAAAAAAGAGGAAATGAAACACTTAAAAGACTCCTTGGACAAGGCTATTGAAGCTTTGGGAAACAAAGACAAAGATACCATTCAAGGATTGCTTAACGTGATCGACAAGATGGCGACTGAGTTGCGTCCATCTGTTCGCCAAGCTGTTAGTCCTATTGGGAACACCTGCTCGACAATTAGCATAAAATCAGGAGCAGGACTGCCGCCTCTTGTAATAAACGAAGCAGATAAAGAGATAATTGACAGACTTGAGGATGACGAAGTTATTGCCCTCAGAGAGTATCAGGTTTTGATTACCGAATTTGATGGTGTTAAAAAAACAGCAAAAATTATTTTTGTGGGTGACGAACAAGCAAGAAGAGTTATCGCTGAAGTCAGTGACCCTGCAGTTATGAAAAAAGACAATCCATATATCATTGCACTACAGGCATTTATGCATGCACCCAACGACCCTTCAGCCAGCGTTACAGTTACCGCTAAAGCTGTTGCCAGAAAAGGTGCCATAAATAAGCTATTCATAATGGATATCAATTAATTCACATGTGACCCGGCCTTGGCGCCGGGTTTTTGTTACCTCATCCACCAACTCCTCCAGTCAGATCCTGACCTTAGCGTCGGGATTTTTTGTCTGTAAATCACACTTACCGGTCCTCGCAATCGCCATATAAACATTTTGTTTATTAGTTAATACTCATTTAGTTGACACTCCTTTAAACATTGTGTTTAATCTAAAACACCAAGACGCACTACGAACCACCAAGGCAGGATGCCCACGAAGTAGCCGCCGACGGCATACGAATAGTCGGATGAGGTGGAGAGACTATCGCGCATCAGGTTTTAACGTTCCGCTGGCCGGCGACAAGGCAAACGAGGCTGAGATGAAAGGAAATACGAAGAAAACAGGAATGTACGGATTTGCTGCATGCTGGGCACGCAACGACATCACATCACAAAAACCCCTGGAGCTTCCAAGCTCGCGTCAGGACGGAGGCAAGGGTTTGAAGAGCCCTGAATACAAGCACTCATGTCTAGCTATGCAAAGATTTAACAAGGCAGGCGGAATTCCTCGCGGCAAAGTCGCTGCAAAAATGAGCCGCCTGGGATATCGAAGTGAAAGTCTCAAAGACTTTATTCGAGAGTTTCGATAAGTCTCAGTGGAGTCACTGCTTCCGCAGGGATCAAACTTGCCGGGAAGTAATTATCAGTAACGATTTTGGTTAAACGCTTAATGACCGTTGGTGCTGGATTATCAATTAAAAGCGAGTGTACAGACTCTGAAAGCTTGAACCATCCGTCTTTTTCACACGTGTAGATATAACAGGGTACTGAGGTCTTGAGAGTTGGGGAAAGGGTCTGATGCTTCGAAACAATAGCTTCATTTTGACAAATCGGGCACGGAACTACTTTTCCATTCATTGTTAAGTCCTTGCTGGCTGTGTGAGAGCTGACAGCATACCACCGAGCCTGAAGTGGTGAAAAGACAGGCATTAACAGGAGATCAATATGATTGATTACGCACGCCAACCGGTACAGCAGCAGGCAGTACGCCTGAACTGGTTTGAAGCCACTATCCGCCGCATTTGCTATCTGCTGGCGCAAAAGGGGAATCCAGATGTGTAACTCAACGAAATGCGGGTACTGCGGCAAGCCGGTTGAACCGGAGGAAGTAGTTACAAGTACCCTTCTCTATCGCAACGGCTCGCAGCTGGCGCGCAAAGAAAAACAGTACTGCTCTGAACGTTGCGCTTCGTACGACCAAATGGCTCACGAAGGATAACGTAAAAGCCGCGTAAGGCGGCCTGTACGTCCGGTGACACCGACCAAAGTTACACCGGAAAACTAAACAAAACCAAAGTTCACCCAATGGGCGCTATCTCTGGCCCGGGGATCTTACATCCAAAAAAGAGGATCTCACATGGAATTTTTCTATGTAGTTAAAGCTACGCAGAAATCAGGCAAAGACGACGCAGTGGTTTGGTTCACTGCGAAATCCGAAGCTCGCGCCAATCTGCAGCTCGATGTTGAGCTTGAAGATGCTGGTATTGAAACTGGACGGGGTAAGGATTACCAAAAACCGATCCGCACTGATTTCCCGGTCTATGACGACCTGCCGGAAGAAAGCACAGTGGATTACACCTGGTGCAAGCGCTACGAACTGGATGAAGACCAGCGCACGTGGAAAGTGAAGCTACATCAGGAAGGTTCTGATCAGAACTCTTCAGAGCAGGCTGCGGGCACTAATACTGACACCAATGGCTCGAAAACGCCTGAGCTAATCACTGTCGCCACGCTTCCACTACGTCAGCGGATCCTCGCGCAGTTTATTGCTGACGAATACGCCTACCACATCGATGCTGAACAGAAGAAAGCCATTCAACAACTCGAAATGGATGTTGATAACAGCTACGTGCAAAACATACTCCTGGCCGCTGAGAATGTAGAGCTATTCAAAGCTGCCCACGAGCTCGACTTCTGGAAAGTAATTACCGCCCTTAAAACAATCTTTCCTGTAGATGGAAAACGTGTCGAGTTGTCGCTGGTAATCCAGTTCTTCAGAACCTGGTTCAACACAGACTATATTGATCGCGGCATTCTTGTACGCGAATGGGCAGTCGGCAACCGCATCAGCAATGTTCAGCGCACCGATTCCGGTACGAATGCCGATGATGGTTATGACACCGACCGCGGCGAAGGTGCGCACCACACACTGGACACTCTGGATCTGGAAATTGCCTGCGCCCTGCTACCGATGGACTTCAACCATCTGGAGATACCCGGCAGCATCCATCGTCGAGCCAAAGAAGTTGTGGCGAAAAAAGAAGAACCGTGGAAGTCATGGAGCGCCATCCTGCGCAATCAACCGGGCGTTCTGGCGGTAAACCGCGCGGCAATTTTTAACCTGATTCGCATCGCGCCAGAAAACATCCATCACACACCAGCAGCTCATCTTGAGTTCGTTAACCAGACGATGACGGCTGAATTCAATGCAGCGGTGAAACTCTTACCGATACCATCCCCATCAGCAGACACCAAAGATCCGGGCGCTGACACTACAGAATTATCATGTGTCGATGAACAGGCATCTATCGAGCACATATTGCCGAAGTGGGCAAATACCGCCACCAGCCAACCACAGGTCGAAAACCTCGGCAGCGGTGTGTTCGCCATCGATGGTCTGATGAATGAAAAACCAACAGTAAAAGATGACCGGTCATCTGTTAAAGAGGAGAACTTCAGCAATGAGCAGATGGAAAAGGCTCAGCCAGAGAAAGTCGAAATTAATGATGCGGTACCACCAGTCGAAGGCGCTGTTGCAGCTGATCCGCAAGCAAATATCGTAGCGCCGGCTGATGTGCTTGCCGCCGCGGCGCCAAGCCTAGCAAACCAGAATAAGGCGGATGTTAACCAAAAAGATGATTCAGCCAGCCAAAACAGCGATTTTGTAAACCAGAACGCGCCGGAACCGGTACAAAACGTGCCAGAAGTGAAACAGGCCGAACCAGAATATCCGGCTTACTTCGAACCGGGCCGCTATGAAGGGCTGCCAAATGACGTCTATCACGCGGCGAATGGCATCAGCTCGACGCAGGTTAAAGATGCGCGAGTGAGTCTGATGTATTTCAACGCGCGTCACGTAGCCAAAACCATCCCGCGAGCACCTTCCAAAGTACTGGATATGGGCAACCTTGTGCACGCACTGGCTCTTCAGCCTGAAAATGTGGATGAAGAATTCAGTGTTGAACCGTTGATTCCGGAGAGTGCCTTTACCACGACTGCAACACTTCGCGAGTTCATCGACACGTATAACGCCAGTCTGCCGGCACTGCTGAGCGCTGACGAAATTAAAGCCCTGCTGGAAGCGCACAACAGCACCATGCCACCGCAGGTGTCGCTTGGCGGTTCGCTTGAAGAAACGGCTCAAAGTTACATGGCGCTGCCAGCTGAATATCAGCGTATCGAAGTAGATCAGAAACAAACCGCCACGGCGATGAAAGCCTGCATCAAAGAATATAACGCCACCCTGCCATCGCAGGTGAAAACCAGCGGCAACCGCGATGCCTTGCTCGAGCAGCTGGCGATCGTCAATCCTGACATGGTCGCACAGGAAGCACACAAGCCGGCACCGCTGAAAGTGTCCGGAACCAAAGCTGACCTGATGCAGTCCGTGAAATCCGTGAATCCGGATGCCGTGTTTGCCGACGAACTGCTGGATGCATGGCGCGACAACCCGAACGACAAGATTCTGGTGACGCGCCAGCAGCTGGCGACCGCGCTGGCCATTCAGTCGGCTCTGCTCGCCCACCCGACCGCAGGCATGCTGCTCCAGCACCCGAGCCGTGCAGTTGAGGTCAGCTACTTTGGCTTTGACGATGAAACCGGCCTGGAAGTGCGTGTCCGCCCTGACCTCGAGATCGACATAGACGGCGTGCGTATTGGTACTGACCTCAAAACCATCAGCATGTGGAACGTTAAGCAGGAAGGACTTCGCGCCAAACTTCACCGCGAAATAATCGACCGTGATTACCACCTGAGCGCGGCCATGTACTGCGAAACCGCTGGCCTGGATCAGTTCTTCTGGATTTTCGTCAATAAAGACGAGAACTACCACTGGATCGCTATCATCGAAGCATCAGCAGAATTGCTGGAACTGGGCATGCTTGAGTATCGCAAATCGATGCGCGCTATCGCGACTGGCTTCGACACTGGCGAATGGCCAGCGCCAATCACCAACGATTACACCGACGAATTGAACGACTTTGACCTGCGCCGTCTTGAAGCGCTGCGTCTGGCTTAATGGAGGAACTGACTATGCAAAACACCAACATCATTACGACTGAGCAGGCACCCAACACCATTTCTGCCAGCAATGCTGTGTTTAACGTACAGGCTTTGGGTCAACTGACCTCATTCGCTGAGCTGATGGCGCAGTCCGCCGTTACCGTTCCAAAACACCTGGTCGGTAAACCTGCCGACTGTATGGCAATCGTTATGCAGGCTATGCAATGGGGCATGAATCCGTACGCAGTTGCACAGAAAACACACCTTGTAAACGGCGTGCTGGGCTACGAAGCGCAGTTGGTTAATGCGGTTATATCCAGCTCCAACGCCATTGTGGGTCGCTTTCATTATGAATATGGCGGCGACTGGGAAAAGATCGCCGGTAAGAAAGAAAACCGCGATGAGTTGGGTCTGTACATTGAGGTCGGTGCAGTCCTGCGCGGTGAAAAGGATATCACTTGGAGCGAACCAATTTATCTGGCTGATGTTTCGACCCGAAATTCTCCGCTGTGGAAAACGGCGCCCAAGCAACAGATCGCATACCTTGCAGTGAAGTACTGGGCTCGCCTTTACTGCCCTGAAGTCATTCTCGGCGTCTACAGCCAGGATGAGGTTGATCAACCTGCAGAGAAGGAAATTAACCCGGCGCCGCAGCGTGTCAGCCTCACGGAAATATCTGGTGACACCGTAACAACTACACAAACTGCGAAAGAATCAGCCGTCAATGTTGACGCCCTGGCCGATGACTTCCGCGACCGAATCGAGACGGCTCAGGATGTGGACTGCGCAAAGGCACTTCGCGCAGACATCGAAAGCATCAAAGTCACGCTAGGTTCGGCTCTTTTCACCGAACTTAAAAACAAAGCCGTGAAGCGCTACTACCTGGTGGATGCACGTAACAAGGTCGAAGCAGCAATCAACACACTGCCTTCACCAGATGAACCGGGCGCGGCGGAGCGATTCGGGGAAGTTGAGCGAGTGCTGGCATCGGCTAAACGTCATCTGAGCGAAGAGCTACACGATCAGTTCAGAATCACTCTGGCGGATATGAAACCGGAATACGTGGCTTAGGGAGATCGGGAGGGGAAACCCTCCCTAAAGGAGACAATATGCGACTGATCAATCGAGGTAGTAGGCAATCCCCTTTGGCTCGCCAGGCATGTGACATCGCGCTCACAGCCCACCAGCAACGTTACGGCGATTACGGGCGAAGCAAGATGAAAGAGACCTACACCGTGAGAGTTGAAGGTGTGAAAGTTTGGGTAGAAGTGGTGAATCGTAAGGCGAGCTATGTAGCTACAGCAATGACTGGCATGCGTCGGCTCCGTTCATTACCCGGTCAGGCCTCCTGATATCGGAATATCAATTGTTCTTAACCGGCATCTTTATACTGATGCCGGTTACCTGAGGTAAATGATGGCACAGGTAATATTTAACGAAGAGTGGGTGGTTGAGACCAGATTAACTGAAAGAACAGGGCTTACCGAAGGTCAGATCAAAAATTACCGTCTGAAGCTTTGGGTGGAAGGCGTGCATTTCAAGCATTTAACAGCGCTGGGTCAGACTGATAATGCCAAAGGATTGCTCTGGTACAACTACCCCAAGATTAATCAGTTAGTGCAGGAACTCTGATGAAATTTCCAACCGGTGTTGAATTACACAACGGCAAAATACGCATCACTTTCACCTACCGCGGCATACGATGCCGCGAAGTTCTGCGTGGGTGGTTGGTCAGTAATAGCAATATAAAAAAAGCTGGCAACTTGAGAGCATTGATTGTCAGCGAAATCCAAATGGGCGCATTCGACTATGCCCAGCGATTCCCTGAATCAAAAGCGCTCAGCAAGTTCGGCACGACGAAGCGCATTAACAGCTTCGCTGAATTGTGCGACTTGTTCTGCGATTACAAGGCACTCGAGGTTTCAGCGGCTTCAATGCTCACAATTCGCTCGACGGTCAACACTCTCAGGAGGGTTGTGGGCAACAGCACACTTTTAGCCGATATTCAGAACGCCGACCTGCTCAACTACCGGCGGGAACTTCTGTTCGGTGAAGTCGTTAATCCCGGCATGCCAAATTATAAGAAACAGGGTCGAACGCCATCAAGGGTAAATACGCTCATGAACGTCCTGACGGAAATGTTAAAAATGGCTAACCGTAGCCAATTCATCTCCCATGCTCCATACGATGGCATACAGATGCTTAAGGTTTCAAAGCGATCACCTGACCCACTTAGCTTTGATGAGTATCAATCCTTTATTACACACCTTTCTCTACATCATGCGCTCATCTGGACAATTGCCACTCATACAGGAATGCGGCATGGCGAACTATGTGCGCTTGCTTGGGAGGATGTCGACCTGAAGAATGGGGTAATCAGTGTTTCGCGAAACCTTACTAGTAAAGGCTTATTCGTTCCGCCTAAAACTGATGCAGGGATCAGAAAAATAGCGTTGCTCAGACCCGCTCACGATGCATTAATGAAGCAGTTCGAAATAACTGGCGCCCTTCCCGCCCATTCAATCGAGTTTCATCACCGAGAGCATGGAAAAACTGAAAAACAAATCATCAGTCCGGTATTCGTCCCGACATCTAATTCGAAAAAAAAGACAGGTTACTTTTCCAAAAACTCGATATCCTATGGATGGAAACATGGTTTACGGCGCGCAGGTATTAGAAGTCGCCATCCTTACCAGTCAAGGCATACGTATGCATGTTGGTCACTTTCTGCTGGTGCAAACCCTTCCTTTATTGCCAGTCAGATGGGCCATGAAGATTCCAGGATGGTATATGAGGTTTATGCCAAGTGGATCGGCGATATGAATAGTGATCAGGTAGACATGATAAACAGCAAAATACTTACCGGTTTACCCCCATCACACCCCCAAGGGTCTTTTAAAGCAAATAAATTTGTTTAA